TATCTGAGTATATCTCAATGGAGATCGACTTAGAAATCTTAGACATGTTACTTACTGATGCTAATACTACTGACTACTGGTCAGCTGCTCTTGGTGAAGTATATGACGGTACAGGTACTTTCTTAAGTCCAACTGCTGCTGAAGCTTACACTCAGTTCACTTGGTTCCAAACTTTAGGTACTAAAATCCAAAAAGTTTCTAATCAAATCCACCAAAAGACTCTTAGAGGAGGTGCAAACTTCTTAGTTACTTCACCTGAAGTTGCAACTATCATCGAGTCTATCCCTGGATATGGTGCTGATACTGACGGAACAGCTGCTTCTTTCGCAATGGGCGTACAGAAGATTGGTGCATTAAATAACAGATTTACAGTTTACAAAAACCCATACATGACAGGTAACACTATCTTGTTAGGTTTCAGAGGATCTCAATTCCTTGAAACTGGTGCTGTTTATGCTCCATACATTCCGTTAATCATGACTCCACTAGTGTACGATCCTACAAACTTTACTCCACGTAAAGGTGTAATGACTCGTTACGCTAAGAAAATGGTTAGACCAGAATTCTACGGAAAAATCTATGTTGCTGGCTTGAACAGAATCTAAGATTTAACCTAGTATTATTTCTATAAAGAGAGGCTAAGAAATTAGCCTCTTTTTTTATGCCCCTGATATTTATAGTAAATAGAGGAGGTTATTATGGCAAAACAAAATATTGAAAAAACACCACCAAAAGGAAATGTTAAATTTTCAATATCTTTATCAGAGGAACAAAAGGCCGCAAAACAGGCAATACTTCACCATCCATACAATTTTATAGTTGGTAAAGCGGGAAGTGGTAAAACTCTACTGGCCTGTCAAGTAGCTCTTGATATGTTTTTTAAGAGAATGATTAACAAGATAATCATAACTCGACCAACAGTATCAACAGAAGACAACGGGTTTTTACCTGGCTCTGAAAAAGAAAAAATGGAACCGTGGTTGGTACCTATAAGAAGTAACATGAGAAAGGTATACAATAAACCAACCATATTAGAAAAAATGGAAAACAATGAAGACATAGAATTAGTTTCATTGGCTCACTTTAGGGGCAGAACATTTGAGAATTCTATAGTAATAGTAGATGAATTTCAAAATTTAACTAGGTCTCAGTTCAGAATGGCTTTAGGTAGAATAGGAAAAGGTTCTACAATGATATTTTGTGGAGATAACCAACAAATAGATTTAAAAGATAAGAACTATTCGGCTATACATGACCTGTCTAAAGTAACAGATTCAGAGTATGTATACAAGAGAATACTATTAGATAATCACAGACACCCAGCAATAGACGAAGTTTTTGAAATGTTGATGGGTATGTAATAATTGAACAATTTCTTGATATTTATATATAGAGGATAACTATGGCAACAAACATACCAATATGGCCCGGATCATCATCATTTCAATCTGGAGATACTCCGTTTGGACTTTATGATAGCGATTCAACATACCAAACTGATCAGGATAGCACTGCAGACTGGTGCGCAAAGAGACTAGGGTACCCAATAGTAGACATAGAATTACAAAATATAAATTTCTTTGCCTGCTTTGAAGAGGCTGTTAGTGAGTATAGTTCTCAAGTAAATTATTTCAATATTAAAGAAAACCTGTTAACTCTTAAAGGAACAACTACAGGTAGTAATTTAACACACAAAGAAATAACGCCTAATCACGATAGACTGGTAACCATAGCAAAAAGTTATGGAGCAGAGGCAGGTAGTGGAGGCGATGTAACATATTATAGTGCATCAGTATCGGTGACTCAATCACAACAAGTTTATGATTTAACGGATCCTAATTTTGTTTCTCTAGAAAACGGCACAGCTGGAACAGATTCAATAGAGGTTAAGAGAGTCTTTTATCAAGGTACACCAGCTATGACTCGATATTTTGACCCGTATGTTGGAACAGGGTATGGTAGCGATCAATTATTAGAAGGTTTTGGTTTTGGAAATTATAGTCCAGCAATTAACTTCTTAATGATGCCTATGTATGATGACCTCTTAAGAGTGCAAGCAATTGAATTCAATGACCAAATAAGAAAATCTGCATATAGTTTTGAGTTAAGAAACAATAGATTAAGAATATTTCCTGATCCAAAAACAAACTTTACCTTGTGGATAGAATATGTTAAAAGGTCAGACAGAAAAAATGCATTAAAAAATGGAACAGCAACAAATGTAATTACAGATTTTTCTAACGCAGATTATGATAATATGCTATACTCTAGTATAAATGATCCGGGAAAACAGTGGATTAGAAAATATACGTTAGCGCTAGCAAAAGAATTATTGGGTAATATTAGAAGTAAATATTCTAGTATACCTATTCCAGGTTCAGAAACAAACTTAGATGGAGATACTTTGAGAAGTGAAGCTTCGGTAGAAAAAGAAAATTTAATTACTCAGTTAAGAGAAGACTTAGAAGCAGCATCTAGAAGAAATCTTTTAGAAAGACAACAAGATGAAGCTGATTTTATGAACAATACAATGAATAAAATTCCATACGGAATCTATATAGGATAATTATGGCACTATTTGGCGGACAGAGAGATATAAGCCTTTTTAGGACAGTTAGTAGAGAGCTAGTTAATGACCTAATTGATACTGAGGTTGACATTTTAAAGACCTCGGTTTATGATGTAAACGAGAATCTGTATGGAGAGTCAATAGACAAAATATTTAAGCCTGGAGTAAGGGTAAACTGCTTGATAGACGTTGAAGACCAAGAGTGGGATACAACTGAATTAGGCCCAGACATAAACCAATCAGCTAAATTTAGCTTTTTGAGAGATGATTTACTCCCTGCTGGTAGCATAGGAACTCCAGCAGCAAATGTAGTGTTAGAGGTTGGTGATATTATATATTGGAATCTTATCTATTGGGAAATAGATAGTGTTGTACAAAACCAATTGATAGTAGGAAAAGATCCAGCAAAAGATGCTGGTTTTACCTCTGGACAGAGAGGAGAGTTTGGTTCTAATTTTTCTTTAATATGTCAAACACATCAAACAAGAAAAAGCAGAACCCAATTAGAAGACATAAGAGTAGGATACAATAATTACGGACTATATGGTGAATAATGGCATACAACAACAGAACATATAACAGGCAAGAACAAAGTATCACTGATAACTCTGGTAACAGAATATCTAACGACAGGTCTAGTCAGGTAAATAGAACTGAAGATATTAAGAATGTTAGTGTTGGATTATATGATGTAGATGAAGCGATTTACTATTATTTTGAAAATGTAATTAAGCCTAGAGTAAAGGAAGGAGATAGAGAGATAAAGGTACCTGTTATTTATGGCTCTCCAGAAAGATTTAAGTCTGTACAAAAATCAGGCGTATACAGAGACGAGACTGGAAAAATACAATTTCCGATACTAATATACAAACGAACAGGGATAGAAAGACTAGAAGGATATAATAAGTTAGATGCAAACAGCCCTAATTTATATTATACTGTTGGAAGTTCTTACAATGAAAGAAACAGGTATGACCAATTTGACGTCTTAATTGGCAGAAAAACAAGCCAGAAAACCCACAACGTAGTAATACCTGATTATGTTAGACTGTCATACGATTGCATACTGCTTACAGATTTTATCAATCACCAAAATAAAGTAATTGAAGATATAAATTATGCTTCACATGCATATTGGGGAAAAGACAATTATTACAAGTTTCTAGCAACTATGACAAACTTTAATCTTGTAAACGAGACAAATCAAGGAGAGGAAAGGGTTGCTAGGGCAGAATTCAGTTTAGAGATGAGTGGTTATATCATACCAGACAATTTACAAAAAGATATGACGCAAACAAATAAATTAGATTATGGAGTTGCAAGAGTAGTGCTTGGAACGGCTGTAGTTGATAGTATAGAAGCAAAGCCAGGACAGTCTGGTTTAGCTGGCAAGTCAAGTTATTTTTCAAACAATAAATAAAAAAAGAGAGGTTACACATGGTAATATCACAAGACATTCAACAAAAGTTGGAAAAGCACAGAGAAGAAAAAGCGGCTAAAAAAGCCACTGAAACAGCAAACGAAAAAAAATTTAGTCAAGAAGAATTAGAAAAAATAAGTGAAATAAAATCTAATTATGACGCTATAACGTTAAGAATGGGACAGCTTCATTTTGAACTAGACTCATTAAATAAAGAAAAAAATAGTTTAGAAGCAGCATTTGACGAGAATAGAGAATCAGAGGTAGCTTTCGCACAACAACTTACCCAAAAATATGGAAAGGGTTCTTTAGACATTTCAACTGGAATTTTTACTCCAGCCGAATAGTTTTTGGATTTTCTTTCTATATTTATATATGAATATCTGTATTCACTTTTATCAACAGAATTAGATATATTAAAGATAATAGAGGAGAACATAAATGGCCGAAAGAATAGTTAGTCCAGGTGTATTTACACAGGAAAACGACTTATCATTTTTACCAGTTGGTATTGGTGAAATAGGGGCGGTAATCATAGGAAATACAGAATCTGGCCCAGCATTTGTACCAACAGTGGTTCGTTCAATGAATGAATTTGAACTTAAATTTGGTAGTAGTACAAGCGGTACATACGTACCATTTACAGTAAAAGAATATATTAAGAATGCAGGAGTTGTTACTATTGTTAGAACTCTTGGTTTAGATGGGTTTAGTGTAAATAATCAGGTATTTTTAATTGCATCTGGTTCATCTACAGGTCCTTCAGGTTCTACAGTTAATGCAACTACTTCACCTTTTATTTTAGGTGTATTACATGCATCTACTGCAGGTAATGGAACATTTACAGATGGAACACTAGAAGAAACAAGCTTATTAGGCGGTTCAATTACACCAGGTAATAAGGCCGGCGGTA